CCTCCTGTTATACTTCCTCTACGAGATAGATGCGGCCATTCGTCAACCCCTTGATAGCTGTAATACCTTCGCCAAGAGCTGCCTTTTCCGCTTCCTCTGTAAGTGTTCCATCTGCAGCAGTATACTTCACAGTAGATGCATTCTGGACACGGTATGTCTTCCCTGCCTCTAATCCTGTGATCGTTTTATCTCCTGCAGTACCAAGGCTGCCCTTTGCTAATTTCACTACACTTACTGGAGCAGAGACCTTCACCTTGCGGAAGACGCCAGCTTTCTTACTGTTCTTCAGCACGATACCTGCCAACATTTCGACTTCACCAGTCTTTACAGCTCCCGGTGCCTTCATATCCGGAAGATAGGTTTTGATGAGCTTTTCTCCCTTCGGACTAATGCCGTGGCAGGCGTCCAGACCGATCTTGACAGCATAGATAGAGGTTTCTCCGGATGTGTCTGTAGCTACGCACGGAACAGTGGTCAAACCGTCATAATACTCACCCATATCTACCATAGGGATGCCGTCATAGTTGTTAACCTTGCGGCCGAAAGCGTCTTCTGTCTGCGTAAAATATTTCAGTTCACGAGCGACTGCGCTCATGATCGTTTTCATACGGCGGTTCATGAGCAACATGTCTGGACGTCCATCCAATGTCCCCAGCCACTGGTCAAGCTCAAACACGAATTTTTTGCTGTTTGCTGCAATCTTCGTTTCGTCTGATAGGTCGATAGCTGCTGTAGGGATGTATTCTGTACTCGTTCCCTTCACCAATTTTTCCAATCCGTCAAAATCAGTTTCCTCGTTTGTAGAATCAGCATTGATGAAATCGTAATGAAACTTGTTTGAAGCTGCTTTCGTCTTCTGCTGTAACTGAAATGCGATTTCAGATTTTGCAGCCGTATCCTCAAGTACACGGTCTACCTGGAAGCTACCACCGAAGATCTTGATATCAGCATTCTTCTTAGTTTTCAGGGCCTCACCCGGCTTATACTCTTCGTTTAATTTACGTCCTTCTGCCGTGGATGGAGTAAGCAGCTGCATGTACCCGTATGTCATCGTACTGCCACCGGTACCCGGTGATACTGCGTTATCAAAAATCAATTTGTCTAAAAGAAAAGAGTCCCGGCGGAACTCGTCTACGACCATCTGGTCTACTTTGTCGGCCATACCGACCTTTGCCTGCGCTAATGTTAATGGCATCTATTCATCACTCCTATTCTTTGCCATAGTGATCGTCAAGGGCAGATTCCCAAGTCGATTCTTTTGTTTCTGGTTTATTTTCATGATCTCCTCCGAGATTCACGTTCTGCGGACCATCATCTTCAAAGAGAAAACCGTTGTCTTTTTTGATGTTTTCCAGCTGCTCTTTCAACCCAGTAACTGTGCCATCCTCATTCAGTTTGACGATGTCAGTATCCAGAAAAGCCATCAGTGCTTTTTCACTCTTTGGCTTCGCATCCGCAATCGCCAGCTTGATAGCAGCTTCTTTCTTAGCGGATGTAAGGTCATCCTGGTACTTCTTTTCCCAGTTCTTTACATCCTGCTGCAGCTTCGCTACATCCACACCATCGAATTTTTTGACAGTGTCGGATAGCTCTGTGATCTTTGTGTCTTTGACTTTAATTTCATCGTCGTATTTAGATTTTGATACGTATTCTCCACTAGCTAGATTTGCAAGTTTTACTTTGTCATTGCCTTTTAGCTTTGCTTCAACTTGAGTATACAGATCATCACCTAAAAATTCTTTTAAAAATTCCATTGTTTCCTCCTGTGTTTTTTATATCCGGTTCTCTCCGGGAATAGGCTGGCAGTTTTATCTCTCTTGCCATTGAGTGATGATGCAGTTTATATGACATGCTCAGGTCATTGTAAATGTGGTCCGA